TATCAGCACTACTTGCTTGTGGACTTGTTGGGAATTGACCAGGCATTATACAAGCACCTCTTTTCCTTTTTCATTTAAGGCTTGATTAATAACATTGACGATAGTTGCCCTACTATTAACCAATAATTCACTAAACCCAGTAGCATCTACTGTAGTTATATTAAAATTAACATTAACCTGCTTGCCCATTCCACCTAGCTGACCATTTGGCACTACATTTGAGGGTTTGTCAGGCACAACTAACTCTGGTCCTGCTTCCCCAACTAAATAAGGTTGGTCTTGGTTCATTCTACCACCAAGTCTTCTACCTTGATATTTAGATGACATAATAGTAGCCACTTGAACAGCACCTAAAGCACCTATAGCAATAGCAAGAGGGATATTCATTGAACCTAGTGCTGCGGTTACACCTTGAGCAGTACTCATTATAGCATCAGCTAATTTAAATGCTTTATTTAATTGAAATGCTTTTTTATTACTTTGTGCTAATTGGTCTAATGCTTCCCTACCAACTTTCATAGCTAACTTGGTTTTGTCTTTACCAGACATTTCCTCTAATTTAATTTCACCTGCTTTACCATTCTTTATTAAATTAAAATTATCATCAAAAAGTTTCTTTCTAATATCCATTTCTTTTTGTGCAGTTTCATAAGCAAGAGCTATTTTGTCTTCTGCTCTAATTCTATCTAACTCAGCTAATAATTCATCTTGCTCTTGAATTTTCTTATATTTATTCTGAAAAGACTCTTCTTGAATTTGCATTTCTAAACTTGCGAGTTCTTGTAAGCCAGTTAATCTTTCTTCTTGTGAAAAAGTAGGTTCAAATCCACCCATACTAGCATCAATACCCAACATAGTGCCATCAGTAGCTTTTGCTTTTTGTTCATTTAAATCTTTTATTGCATCTGTTTGTTTTTTAATTTTTGTTGTATTGATTTCTCTAATTTCTGAATCAAAAATTATACTGTTTTTATGTGCATTTATTTGATTTATTTCTTCTTTTAGAGCTTCAATTCTATCCTTTACAGCTTTTTCACCTTGATATATTGAAAGACCAAACTCACCATTAGCCTTAATAGCTTCCTTTCCCTTTTCCAAAAAGGTCATATTTTGTATGGCATTAAGTAGTTTTGTTTCCTCTGCTAATTTAGCATTAGCTATAGAAAGTTTATCTTGATTTTTTTCAAGTTGTTCTACGATAGGAATGACTTTATTTAATTCACTTAAAAGACCTATTGACCTTAAAAACTCTTTTGTTTCTATGATAGATTCTTTAATAGAGCGAACCATATTAGCTAAAGCAGGTAACATAGGATTAATGGCTTCAACCATAAACTCTTGAAATTCAGCACTTAATGCTTTCATAGAATTTGCAAAACTAGTATTTGTTCTTTCTGCATCTCCTTGAGCATCTGCTGTACCTGCAATAATTAGGTTTAATCTAGCTTGCACTTTTTCTGCATTAGTTATTTCATCAGCAGTTTTTGTAATACCCATTCTAAGAAGCTCTTGTTTAAGTGTAGCTTCTGTAATTACAACTCCAAATCTTCTTACTGTTTCATGATTACCCACTAATGCACTTTGGAAAGCCATCATAGTTTCTACATCACTAGCATTGTTAAATGATGCTACGTCAACTGCTAATTTAGTTAGTTGGACTGAAAGTTTTGCTGCTTCCTTACGAGCAAATCCCATAGGAACAAATGTATCTTGTATAGAAGATGCCATTCCCTCTAATTCAAAGGTGCTTCTTCCTACTGTGTCACCAAACTTTTCTAATTGAGTTCTAACGTCTGTAACAAATTTACCAAATACAACCGCTGATTTAGATTGCATTTCTTCAACAGAACTAGCCATATTTACCATCTCAGCACTAAACCTAAGTGCTTGAAATGCGACTATACCAGTAACAACATTTCTAACAGTATTACCTAAAGCATTAAATGAATTTTGTTGATGTACTACTGACTTTTGTACACCATCTTTTAGATTGTTTACATTTTTAAGAGCAGACTGCAAAGCCTTTGCTGTCTTATCATTGGCTATTATAGTTATATTTACTTGTTTAGTTGCCACTATCTTCTAGCCCTTGCTAATCGTTCTTGTCTTTCTCTTTCATCACTTTGTAAAGCATAATATGCTATCCACATATTAAACTCACTAACAGACATTTGCAATATTTCAGAAACAGACTTATGTAGTTTTTCGGCTAACCCAAAAAGGTTATGAAGTTCTGGGTCACTTTTTAGTTTTTTTTATTCTCTTCAATATCGTCATTACCAGTCCCCATAATTTTAGTGGCTACGTCAGCAATTACATTAGTGTCAGCTTTGGTTTTAAATGCCAAAACATGACTAGCATTAAACATTTTATCACCATCTTTTGTTAATGCTTTTTCTATAATTACATCAATTAAAACTATGAGGTCGCTGCCAGAAGCACCCTTAAAAATTTTTTGTTTTTCAAGCATATTAAAGGGTTTACAATAAATCGCTTTATCGCCTACTAAACCCCACTCTGGCACTTCGATTATTTGAGTTTCTAATGTACTAAAATGCTCTCTTATACCATCAAAGTAGTCTATTTTTTCTGACATATCTTATACTGTACCAACAGTTAATGCACCAGTACCTTGAATTGAAACAGTCCTTGTAGTTACACCATCTAATGTAAGACCAATAGACATACCTGTAACAATACCAGTACCACTTAAACTTTCGTCACCACTTGTATTTCCCTCTGGCAAGAATACAAATGCCAAACTTGAACCAGTAGTTAATGATGATTGCTCTGTGCTTTCCTCATCATAGTTCATATCAATACTAGCTGTAAATGTACCTCTACCTGCTATATATGTCTTTGTAGCATCTGATAACTCTGTATCTTCTACTGTGTCGTGAGTTGTATCAATAGTGAAGCCTGTAACATTACCTATGGCTGTTCCGCCAACAGTAACAACTCCCTCTTTTCCGTGATGTGTAGCCATATCTTACTCCTTATCTTTAGTTTTTAATTTATCGCTTTTTTCGGCTTTATTTGCAACTATTTTTTCAGCTTGTTTATATCCTAGCCTTTCAAAATGTTCCAAATTCTCTGCTGTGATGGTAATTGTATTCTTACCCTTAGTCATTTTTATATCTTTAGCCATTATGCACTCCCTCTAGTGTATTCATATAGAACTCTAGCTGTTATTCTTACGCCACCATAAGGATATATTGTACCCTCATCTGTTGACGCTTCGATAATCTGAGTATCTATAGCATTTCCATTTCTTGTTACATCATTATCTAATGTTTCTTCAATAACTTCAATTAATTGATTTCTAATTGTATCAATATTTGTAGTTGTACCCTTACCAAAAGCCACAATTAAAAAGTCTATTGTACCTCTATAAGTTCCAGAACCTGTATCACCTATACTTTGGACTTCTCTACTTTCATCGCCAGATTGCACAAACATAGCTGGAAATTGAGCATCACTTAATTCTTCAACCTCAAAAGGCTCTCTAGTAATCTTTTTAAACTCAATAGGACTAGTTACTGCATCAAGTACAGTTATAATATTACTAGCTATATTTTCCCTTTTGCTCACAATCTCATTTCCTTAAAATAAAATCTTGAAAATTCTGCTTGTATTTTATCTTCTTCCCTATCACCAATAGCAAAAAATGGTCTTGTTATTTTTCTTTTACCTACACCAAAAGTATCATGATAACTTGCTATCTTTGCTCTTTCCATATTAGAAAAGAATAATGTACTTTTAAATGCTCCAGTTCTAAAGTCTAAACTCCTAAACATTTTACCTGTATCAGTAAGGTCTACAAAACCAGTCTGTCTACCTCTCTTTTTTCGCCCTCTGACAGTAGAATTTGCATAAGGTCTCATTCTACCACCATCTGGAAGTTTGCCACTCTGTGTACGCTTTGTAATCATCAGAATAGCCATATTTGAAACTCTTTTTAAACCTTTATCAATAACTGCCCTTTGTTTCTGAGTTATATTCTGTAAAAAGTTTGTAACTTCAATAGTATTTATCTTCGCTGATACTTCCATTATCTCACTAATCTTAGGCTGTGTAGAGCTTCTTTTTCGCTATCTGAGACAGTACCACCACCATCTTCATCATACTCAACACCATCCCTTAAAATAGCTTGAAATTCCTCTTCGTATCTATCCCTATAAAAATCAATCTGTACTTGAAATGTATCTTTGCCCTCGCCAGTATCTGGGTCACGCCATTTAGTCAGTATTGGATAAACATATTTCCATAAAGCCAAATAAACTACTGATTGTGTCCATTGACTATCTGTTAACTTACTATTGACCATTTCAACAGAAGTAATCTTTGTAATGTCCTTATATCTTACTTGATGCCTATATCTTTCCCACCATTCCTCTCGGATACGTCTAAGAACATCATTTTCAGCAAATTGTAATTGGTCAGCAAAATCAGCTATGCCAAAACCTAAAACATCTGGCTGTATCTTTTGTAAATCTGTATTCGCTACACCAAATTCAGTTGTTGCCATTACTTAGCTTTCTTTTTAGATTTTGTGGTTGTTTTAGGCTGTTCTATTTTAGGTTGTGCTTTTGGTTTCTCATAAACAGACCAACCTCTTTGAGTCCAAGTCTTTATATTTGGCTCATATTGTATTTTTAATCTTTCAATAATATCGCCATTTTTATTGATTAATTTAACAGTTTCCATTTTAACTCCTTAGATAAAAAGGGAGGTTTCCCTCCCTAATTAAATTAGTTTGCTAAGCTATCTGCTGTTAACTTAACTCCGTAGCTGTCATGAAGCTCACCTACTCCATAAACTGCTGTTGCCACGATTTCATCTGCTCTTAGTGAAGCATCTCTTTGTGACTCAATCTTGAGGTCTTGCATCATTGCTAAACCTAAAGCGTCTTGTGAGAATACACCACCAATAGAATCATCAGAACCATCAACTGCCACATTTGAGCTTTCAAATATCTGTATTCCTGCGATTTGTCCTACGAAACCTGCTCTCATAGCTTCGTTACCTAAATCTGGAATATTAGATGTTCCTGCGAAAGTGTTTGTCAATGATTTCTTAACATTGAAGATTTGCTTTGGATGGAACACACCATAGTATGGTCCAGGGGCATTAGCTGATCTTAGTTCAGTAGCTGCCTCAAATAAATCTTGAATTGTTAACTCAGCACCTGCTCCTGGTCCTTTTTCTGTTGAGAAACCTGTAAACAAGGCAGACAAATCAGCATCCATCTTTCTAGCTATGGCTTCACCAAATAATCTACCTATGTCCCCTGCAACATTTCTTGATGCTGAGTTTCTAGCTAGGTCTGTTAGTGTTGTCATAATACCTACCTCAGAAGCTGTGATAGTTATTGAACTAGGATTAACTGCTGTGTTTGATAAATCTGTTGCTTCTGCAACTGCTGCCGCTGATACTGTTGCATAAATCGGTACTTCGACTGACTTACCGCCACCTATAATTGTATAGTTACGGACAAGATTTCTCATTATTGACTGTTCGCTTGCCACAAATAATGCTTCAGCGACTATTTCGGTATATAGTTCCGAAATGGTGGTTGAGGTTGTTTCGTTAGCCATTTTTTAACTCCTTATAAATATATAGCCATTTAATTATT